CTTTCTCAACACCGGATTTTAATTGATCCAAAACCTTTTGCCCTTCAGCACCATTGATTTCTGTAAAGATACCACGCAAGTTTCTTAGTAGTGCCATGTGAGGTATTTTGATAGTATCAATAATTTCCTTCCATGTTTTACCATCTGATTTTAGAGTTTCCCATGTTTGCTCTGTATCTTTAACGGCAATCTTACCAGTTTTCATGATTTCAGAAATATCATCGCTAGATGCATGTGATATTCGCACAAGATCAATAATTGATTTTCCTTTGTACTTATTAAGTTGGTATCGGCTATACATTTGTAATCGTTCAGCCCAAGTTCTTTTAAGAATTGATGGTAAACCTTTTTTAGAACCTTTTAGAAACATGTAATAATCTAATTGGTTAGTAAGATCATCAGGTCTTCCTGCGATATCTTTACCAATTGCTTTCATAAATCCAGGATTTTCATCGTTGAATTTTGCGCGGTTTTCATGAAGTGTTGCCCTTACATAAATAACAGCAGGGTTTAATCTCATGTTAAACTCATTTCTCAGTTCTTTGGCCAAAACCAATGTTGACTTAAAATCATGGTCTAAAGCAGAATCAACAGCATTTGTGAAAACATCAACAGCAGATGCAGCATCATCGTAAATACCCAAGATATCATATTCAGATATAGTAGAGTTTATGTTATCAAGACCGTCACGGTAATATTGTGGTTCACCAAAGATTGATGATGCCGCAACAATACGTAATGTATCCAATGGACTTAGAGTATAAGATGTACCTCCCATGAAATTCTCGACAGCAGTGTCTTCAAATTGTTTATGGTCAGCTCTTTCTTTCGTTGAATATTTTGATAGTTTGCTCATAGTGAATTAATTTAGTAATTATATTCGTTTGTTTCTGTTTAGTTTTAATTGCAGGGTTAACCTTTTGTTAACCCTGCAAGTATTTTATTTCTTTTTCATAGTTTATTTAATAAAAAAAGGGGTCCCGTGAGGGACCCCTTGCAACCACTAACGTGGTTAAATTTGGGCCCGAGAATAATTGATTAGAGTGTTGTCGATCTATGTATGAAGTAACTCTTATCTCCGCTTCGAACTGTGTTTTTAATTTTATCTATGTGTTATCTGAGAATTTTTCCCAAAAGGATTTTGCTAACCTTATGCAATAGGTGTAAAATTTCTAGCCGTGTACAAAAGCCGGTTTACTAATTCTCATCAGATTGAGCATCAGCCAAAATGAATTTTTACTGTAAGGGCGTTTGTAAAGTTATGCCCTAATTACCGATATCACTCGGTTTCGTCGTCTATGTTTGAAGTATCTCTCAAGACCGCTTCAGATAACTGAGATAAATATGTAAAAGAACGTGTAATTAAATTTTGTATAGTATATATACACATGTAATTAAATAGTTTTACTTTTTAATAAGTTTTTTCTAAAATTTACCAATCGAACTTTTTTCCTAAGTCTTTACCAAATATTGATTGATTCCACTTATTTATACGATTCTCTTTTGCAAAGTTTTTATGTTCCTTTAAAGTCCAACTACCCCTTCCGCCCAGAGTTTTGTTATATGTTCTATGGGATCTTACGAAATCATCGTCAACTACTTTTGCTTCAAAATCTAATGCGTCTTCCTCAAATTCAGTATCATAAACTATTTCCTTTTTGAAATTATGTAAACCCTCTTTCTTGATATCTTCTGTTAGTTCTTCACTGCTCCCCCAATAATCATCGTCAAGATTTTTTGTTGAATGCTTACCTATGTAGTATTTACCATTCAACATATTGGTTATTTTGTAAACAGTGTGATGCATCTTATTCTTTATGTTTAAGTTTACCTTGATGTATTCCATTAGGTTTAGGAATGTATTGTTTATCCTTGATTTCTTTTGGCTCCCAACCCATTGACGGCTTCATCATACTTAAACTAGCAACACCATCAGTTACCTCCATTTCAGGGTTCTTGCCCGTCTTAACGTTAACATTACCATAATCTTGGGTTTTAACTGTCTTGTTATGAACACTCGAAAATAGTGCACAATCTTTACCCCAAGAAGTAAAAATATTTTCTGCCTCTTTATGGGGATTACCACCTTTCTTTTTGGCTTTTTTGCTTAAGGTTTTCATTTGACCTTCAGCCCAATCTTCAACACTTTTTCCACCTATTGTTGGTTCCCAGTCGTCGCCTATTACTTTATTTGTTTTTAGATTGTCCAATGTTTTAGTGTAGTTTTTTGACGCCTTTACAATACTTTCCGGATTCCCGGTTCCATTAAAATTATTGAAGTTTTTGAGAATGTCTTCAAGATCCTTTCGAGTATCAGGATCAAATGTAGATAGATTAATCTTTTCTGTCCCACCGCTTGCTGCACCACCATCTTTCTTAACAGATTGCCCACCAGCATCCTCAAGACTAACCACAAGTGGACCTTCTATCATGTCCTTGGTTATCTTCCCACTTTGTAATGCATCGATTGCCTTTGGGTCAGGAAATGCGATAACATCAGCCACAGGATAATTTGCAGTATCGGGTAATTCGCATTTAACACCTCGTTTGTTCATGTTCATGTATACAACGGTTTCTGCAATATCGGCTGCAGCGGATCTCATTGTTTCTGGAGCTGGTGGTGTTCCGTCCGCCGTCATACTTGTTAATGCGTCTAGTGATGCCTTTTCAAATTGTTCATCGGTCATCTCAGAAGATTCTTTGCCAAGAAGTTCCCACTTTTTAATTATTGCCTTTTCGCTGTCATTAAGTTTTCTCCCACCTCTTGTTAATTCTTCCTCCATCTTTTTGGCCATATGTTTTGGAACATCTTTACAGATCGCATCTGCTTTGGCTTTTTGTTTATCTTTGATTTTAGGGTCATTATCAATTTCATCGAATGCCTTATTGAGATTAGGTGCAGGTTCAACAAACTTTAGATCCTTTGCATTTGCGTATCTTTCCATTAACCTATTATGTTTTTCCGCTGCCTCTCTAACTCTATTCTTTGCAGATTCATCGGTTACATCGTCGCTAAACTTTATCTTTTTGGTATCAATGCGTTTCATTACTACTCCATCAATTGTAATGGATTCAATTGAATCACCGTTACCACCTTCTGGTTTAACTGTGATTTTGGCATCACGGGGTTTCCCGCCCATTTGACTAGGTGAAAACGCTTTATTGGAAAGTTTGATTTCATCGGGAAATTCATTTAACCATTCCTCTTGCGTAACCTTTTGTAGAAGAATCTTTTTCTCTCGCTTTTTACCATTTGAATCCACCAAATCATTTTTATCCCAGTTTAACACTGTTTTCCTGGTAGGGGTACTTCGGGTATAATCGCATTTCTTTTTGGCCGCATCGGAAATTTTTGTATTTTTCCATTTCTTCTTTTTCTTGGCCAGTTCGTTTGCACTTCCCTCTAATAACAAATAATGTTCATTTAAGAATTGACTATATGATGGTAATTTTCCCATGTTAATCGTCTGATTTATCTTTATTTGCATATTTAACACCCATGATTGTACCAACAATAGAAAACGCGTTTGTTAGTAAAATACCAAACATATTAGACCAAGTAGATCCAATCATCTGAACTTCGTTAGGATTTGCGTATGCTATTGCAAATCCATACATAACGGTAGTTATTACACCAACCCCAACGATAACGGTTAATGCTATTCTAACTATTGTGCTAATAAGTTTTGTTTGCTGCTTTCTTTGAATGACATCTAGCTGATTCATCGCGTCTTCCTTTGAAATTTCCGCAGACTCAAGAGCATTTTTTAGCTCTTTCATTAACGTATCATTTTCATCTTGGGCAGTAGTTAATTCAGTGTTTTGTGCTTGAAGTGTTTTTGTAAGATCTAATCTTTTTCTTCGTTTATCTTTATCTTGGGCGACACAATTTTTTAAGTACTTCTCAAATTCATCATTACCCTCACCATCTATTAATTTGGTTATGTTTCCTTCAAGGGATATATTACGTTTTTGCTGTAATTCAATTAATTTAAACTTTAGCTCGTCAGAAATTTTTATTTGTTCCATTACTTATAGATTTTAAATGGTGCTGTTTTGTTTTTGTATCCTTCGTAATCAGATCTAAATTCTTCAAGTCTTGGTTCGATGTCGTCTGATTTTACAATCCAAAATTGAGCACCAGCTTGAATAGCTTTACTCTGTTCTTCTGTCTCGTTTGAAGAGGATATTATACCTATCACCACACCATCACCGTAATCAAAGTTAATTTTGCGAATAAGTTCGATACCATCAAACGATGAACCTATAATGTTTAGGTCTACAAAAACACATTCTGGTCTGCCTTCATTATTTCCATGGTCAAACCATCCTTTAAAAAGTTCACTAGCCTCATCGGATGAGTTTAGTGATTGTAGCGATAAAGTAATATCTAGAAGGCTGCATGCGTCTTCAAACACTAGATGGAACAAATCTTCGTCGTCCACCAATAAAATTGATTCAATCATTTCAATATGAAATTCTTTTTATAATGCCTTAAGCATTTCTACTAATTCAGGTTGAGGAAAACAATCAAATTTATCTTTCCTAACATTGGTATGTGTCCAGAGCCCAAATTGTTTTGCGTTATATGCGTCTGTGTTAAATTCGAACGCATCCTTTGGACTAACACCTTCTTTTAATAATTTAGGTAGTCCATTTACCAAATCCATTTTAGGATAAATATCCTTTAGGTGTGATAGTAACAATCTAAGGCTTTCAATTTGTTTTTCCGTATACGCGTGCCAATATTGAAAACCTCTGAATTTGTAACCTAAGTCACAAACAAATTCTGGTTTGACTTCTGTATTAACATAAGTATAAAATTTGCCATCTTTCTTTTTAAGATAACCGAAGTTATTTAGTTCAACCCCTCCTGAAAATTTGGATATTGAAAAACCCCCAACTTTACCTAAATGCCATCCTAAATAGTTATTAGGAAAACACTCAACGACTACACCATCGTATTTAGCTTCTTTACCTTTAACGTTGGATCCACCAATAACGTATTGAGTGGCAACTCTACCTCTAGTGTCTTTGTTCCAACTATTTACAGTGTTATAAGGATTGTCCCATCCTGCAGTGTGGTGTATAAAGAATCCTAATGGTTCGATCTTCCCATAATCTCTAACGTATTGATCAGAGTCTAGGTAAACCTTGTCAATCTCTAGACCATCTTTAGTTTTGTACTTCCCATGATACGCTAGCTTATCATCTTTATCGTTAGCGGGTTCTTCACTAACGGTACACGCAGATTGGTCAGTATCAATACCCGCTGCTTCCCATGTTGCAGGTCCTACTATTCCATCTGCAACTAATCCGTTGGCCTTTTGCCAATCGATTGTTAATTTTTCAGTGTTGGATCCGAATATTCCGTCTGGCGTAGTTTTTACCACACCTTGCCAAACTTTAACATCCTCACCCCTACTTCCTTTCTTTAATAACATAACTTATTTTTATTTTAGTACTTTATTTCTGCTTT